CCCATTTATTATTTATCAAAATCCAGTTCCTGCAAATAGAATAGTAATTAAAATGCAGACAAATGTAGGATCTGTTGACTTAGGTCCATTTTCAAATTCCTCTGGATCATTCCCAGATCCATTATATGGAGATGCAAATAAAACAACACCAGTAAGATGGAAGATACAATCTCTACAGGGTAACAATTGGATAGATATAATAAATTTTAATTCTGGAACAACAAGAAAAAATGGACTTCCAATCATTAGTAGTGATGGATATGTAGAACTTTCTTATGGCCTAAAAGTTCCAGATAAATACAGAGATGTTTTTGTTCGTGCAGAAGAATATTCTGATGTTTCTTTTAAGCCAGAAAAATCAATAAATGGGTATGCATATTTGATTAAACCTAATCCAACAGATCTTGGAGAATATCATATTTGGTTCAACAATCAATGGGAAACCTTCATTCCAGAATACGGATGGTCACTAGAAGAAGAGACTGTAGACAGACTTACAAACTTTGTTACAGACTTTGTTGATCCAGTAAAGTTTACCTCTACATCTGAAGGTAGAAATATATATAGAGAGTTTGAATTTATAAAAGGTCTAAGAATTATTGTAGATACTATGAATAAAATTAATTCTACTTTTGATTTAATTGAATTATCTCCTAGGCTTACAGCAGACATTAGTGATAAGGTAGTAGCATTTAATGTATCAAAAACTGCATCAGATTTAGGAACTAGTGGATTACCTGTAGGTCAGTTATTAGCATCTAATGGAACTCTTAGTATTTTTGATTATGATAATTCTTTTAATGAAAATAATACATTAAGTATTATAAAAGATTATATATCAAATAACATACAGATAAAATTTTATGACATAACTGTTAACGTAAATGGATATGACTATTTTGTTCCAATTAAAACAATGTATTCTGAAGGATTCCCATCCATATCACATTCGGATAGAAAAGTTAATATTGCGCTTAGAGATTTATATTTTTATTTTGAATCTTTAAAAGCCCCAGAAATGTTAGTTACTAACGTTTCTTTAAGTTATGCTGTATCATTATTGCTAGATTCTATAGGATTTTCTAATTATGTATTTAAAAGATTAGACAATGAAAAAGAATTAATTATTCCTTTCTTTTATATTGCTCCAGATAAGACAGTTGCTGAAGTTTTAAATGATCTTGCTAGGTCTACACAAACAGCAATGTTTTTTGATGAATATAATAACTTTGTAATGATGAGCAAAAATTATATTTTACCATCTAATAATGAAAGAGAGACTGATTCAACACTATACGGATCAGATGATTTTGTAAAAATAGGAATTAGAGAAAATGCAAACTCCCAAGAAAAGTTAGCAAATATTTTAGAGATATCGTCAGAAGAACGAAACATATATAATGACGGAGTAATTAATTATGACACTAGATACATACAAAGATCTTATGGCAGTATAAAACAAGCATCTATGATTGATAATGAAGTTGCTGCAAAAAATTGGATATATAAGCCCGTACTGCTCTGGGAAATAACTGGAGAGCAAAATGTCAGGTCTATAAATAATGAAGCATCTAATCAGTCATCATATAACCTATCCGCAATACCACTTTCATCTAACTTAACAGAAAATGTTCCAGTTGTAGTAGGAAATAGATTAACCAATAATGTTATTGATTTAGGTGAAGCGGTATACTGGCTTGGTAGATATAATGGATATTTTTATGCTAATGGAGAAATAATAAAGTTTGATGCAGTTCAGTATAGTATTCCTGGAGTACAAAAAAATATTTTAAGAGAAGAAATAGATGGAAAAATTTCATACACTACACAAAATGTCGGGGCAGTTGGAAATGTGTGGATAAGTAGTAATCAAGAGTATCAGGACTACATGTCTAAACTAACCTTTAATGGAAAAATTTATCCTACGGGACTAGTAAGAATATACGCAGAGCCTAAGTATGAGGAAATAAATGGAATAACAGTAATGAAGAATGGAGATGTTGCAAGACATGGACGAGGACAGTTTGGTACAAAAATAGTTTCACACGATGCTGGGTTAAATTTATATTGGACAAATGATACTTACCTTCGTGGATTCAATATGCTAAGTTACAAATTATTTGGTTTAAGACCAGGAGATGTTTATACTCAGGCTGAAATTTTAGAAGAAGATTTATCCATAACTATTCCTGCATCTCCAGATCCAGTTAGAGCAAAACAAAACACAAGAACTGGTGTAATAAAAAACTTTTTATCATATTCATATACAAATGAATCAGAAAAAAATACAAATAAGTCTACGCAGGCTGGATCAGTTCAGTCATCAGCATTAGTAATGAGTGGTCCATCTTTTAGCACAACCGAATCAGCAATAGACTTTGTTTCATATCAATATAAAGCATTAGACAACAAGTATAAGCATTTTGGCACCAGAATGCGTATTATAGGCAAGTATGAAATTGGAGATACAAAAGAGCAAACGCCAGTTAACTCTGTTCCGTACTATGTTCTTCCAGGTACACAGCCAGATCAAACATTAAATATATCTGGAGGATCTGGAGGGTTAGCAGTAATGCTTAATCCAGATACCAATATTGGGTATTATTTTGAAATTGTAGCACTAACTGAAAAAAATGTAAGCAAATATGCTTCAGATGTTGACAATTTACATAATGTTATTTTTTATAAAATTAAATCTGATCAAAATGGAAATGCTGTCCCTATAAAATTATGGGGAGGCTTAAGTAATATTCTTATTGATGACGGAAAGTTTACTGGACAAGCAAGAATGATGGGTGAAGAAAATCCAACAGTATATGATTTAGCAGTAGAATATCAAGATATTGGATCTATTAGAAGGTTTTATTTATATATAAACAATAATTTAATTAAGGTGGTTGATGATTCAAGACCTTTACCTGTATATAATAATATGGCGTTATTTGTTCGTGGCGGATCAAAGTGTATGTTTGAAAATGTTTATGCTCTTGCAAATAACTATACTCAAAATACTTCATTTTCTTTAGAGACACCCGTCGCAGCAGCATTTGGTGATGAGCATATAGATGCAAATGAATCATTTAGAAAGTATGCCATGTCTGGAATGATTCAATCAACCTATTTATCTGGAATCAACACTGGACAGCCACCATCATTTAATATTTATTTTGATGAATTTGGCACAATTATGAGAGAGGCTGCCTACCTAAAGGTAAAATATGATAAAGCCTATCCTGCTATTTATGCACAACTATCTCCAACATTTAATAGAATAAAAGGCTACACCACTTCTGGCTTTAAGGCTGGATCGTATGGTGCAGAGTTTTTAGTTTTTAACGCAACTGATACATCTTTAAATTTAGATGAAACTAGTGGAAATTATTTAAGAATACAGGGAATAACTTTTACTCAAGAATCAAGTAATCAGTTATCTGTTGATTCTTACTTTGCCAAAAATGCAAACTTTTCTGACCCAGCGATTGGTAAAGATGGTTTAATTATATCTCCTTTAAGATCTGCTCTTGATTACGATAAGATAAAAACAAGCAGGTTAAGTTACGGTAAAAAAGAATTTTCATTAGATACTCCATACGTACAGTCAAATGATGACGCTAACGAATTAATGGGTTGGACCATTAATAAAATTCTTAGACCAAGGAAAAATGTCGGAGTAAAAATATTTGCTAACTCTACAATTCAGTTAGGCGATATAGTTAATATAGTATATAAAGATAATGAAGGAACTGATATAATAGCATCTGAGGATACTAGATTTGTTGTATATCATATAGAATATAACAAAGACTACGATGGCCCAGAAATGACTATATATCTGAGTGAGGTTTAAAAATGACAACAAGTAGCACACCAAATCTGCCCTCTTCTAGCCCATCGCCTGGAACAAAAACCCCAGATGTAAAATCTGCTACCCCAGATATTATTTTATTTGATGATGAGTCTACGCCAATAGAGATTATGACAGATCTTATATTTGAAAATATAGGAGGTCAAGAACTTATAAATATTGTTAGGTCTGATATTATTAATGGGCAAAATGTTATATATCAGCCTATTAAAAATTTGACAAATTTATATTTTCAATATAATCCACAAAATATATTAGCCTTGCAAGATACAGATTTTAATTATTTTAAAAAGTTTCCAATTAATTTTTCAAGCAAAGTTCCTGTTTGTGGTACTGGGTCAGAATGCTCCATAGTTTATTTAGAACCAGAAACTGGAAACTTAATTATAAATGTTGTTAATGTGGCTAGAGATGAGCAAGTAGAAGTTTCAATAATATCAGACGGGGTAGTATTAGATGATACAATATATGGGGTGTAATTATGATTACTAATATAGGCAAAGGCATATTGGCAAAGTATTTGATCGGACAGGCTCCAGCATATGCTTCTTATGTGGCCATAGGGTGTGGAGCAAAACCTTTAGCAACTAACCAAACGTTTGCGGATTATTCTGCAAAAGAATCATTAGATTTTGAAATGTTTAGAGTACCAATTACTTCACGAGGATATGTTAACGAAGATGGAACTAGTAAAATTGTTTTAACAGCAGAATTACCTACAGATGAAAGATATGAGATATCTGAAGTTGGAGTATATTCTGCTGGAGCAAATCCATCTGCAGGAGCATATGATAGCCGTTCTTTGTTTGCTTTTACTGTAAACGAAAATTGGGAATATCATGATCAAACGTCTGCTACAGAGTTACCAGTAGTGTATGAGCCATTAGATGGAATTAATAATGACAATGTTATAAATCAAACATACCCTGCCTTTCAAACTAATTCAGATAATAGATTATTTACTAATACAGATAGAATTTCTAGATATGAAAGAGCAAGATTTTATAATAACATAGTTATGCTAAGAGGCGATACATCAACTTTAACTTTGACTGGAGGTCATTTATCTATTGGTTCAGGATCAAATCATATTCATTTATTAGGAACATCTTTAGATTTTAATCAAAACTCACCTACAGATGAAATCAAGTTAGCATTTAGCGTAATTAATAAAGAACCAGATTCTGCCATCGTACCAGATGAAGTCAGAATATTGCTAGAGTTTGGAGAAAGCGATAGCGCTGGTACTGGAGAGTGGGCACGGTTTGAAGTAGTTATGCCAGCAGAAGATTATGATTTTGCTAATAATAGATATCATGTTGTTACAAAACAACTACAAGAATTATATAAGAGTACTGGTTTTACCTGGAATAATGTAAGTATTATAAAAATATATTCTTCTGTTATTAATAATGGATCGCCATCTGAAGATTTTTATATTGGACTAGATGCGGTTAGATTTGAAAATATATCAACTACAAATCCAATTTATGGATTAACTGGATATACAGTTTTAAAAAATACAAATGCAGAAACTGTAGTTAAAGAAGCAAATACCAGCAATTACATTGAATTTAGATTCGCTATGGATGTGCAATAGTGCCAACACCAGATCAAGGAATTAAAAAAATAATTATACCAAAATCAAAACTTCCAGGATTTTTTGGAGATAATAGAACATATGTTTTAAGATATAGATTTATATCTGAAGATAAAAATAGAACATCGCACTGGTCCCCAGTTTATAAAATTATTGCAGAGGATACACCATCAGAAATATTAAATAGTATGATTATAGATACTACCAATAGAATAATTAATCTAGCATGGGAGCCACAGCCAAATATGGAAGAGTATTTCATATATGTCAAATGGAATAATAGTGGTTGGCAATATTATACAAAAACAACACAAACTAACTATTCAATAGTTTATGATGCTACAAAAACATACATTCATGTTGCTGTACAAACTAAGACTATACCCTTAGAAAGATTTGCGGACGCTGCATTATTTGAAAATGAGGGCAGTCTGATATAATTAGACAGGAGGAATAATGGCAAAAATACCATCACCAGAACCAGGACAACCAATAGATGTGTCCTATATAGATCAAATAGTTCGTACTATCAATGATTTATCAGTACAAGTATCACCCGCTATCTATAAATATGTAACGGTTGATGTTCCAAAGTTTCAACCACAAAGCCTAAAAATATCAGAAACTAGATTGATAGGTGGATACGTTGATGTTTTTAAAGGTATTCAAAGTGTGGGCGGACAAAAAGATTTTTTCTATCAGTTTAAACCTGAATTCAAATACCCCCCAATAGTTGTCGCAACTCCAGTTAATATTAATGGAACAGAGGCTGG